GCTGTGCTTGTTGACAATACTGTTCCTGTTTTTTCGCTTAATGCTAAACAGTACCACATTGTTTGATTGTTGTCTGTCATTCTAACATCAACTAATTTACCACCTAAAAATGCTTCTCCGTATACAACTGGTATTTTTGATTCTACATCAGCACTTACTTGAAGTCTTACACCAAAATCTGGTTGCTCTGTTTGTATTGAACTTTCTGCTTGAGCGGCTTCATAAAACTTTCTTAAAGCAATACCTGTTAAAATAATTTGACTTATTTGACTACCAACGCTTTGATTGTTTTGTCCACCACTACCAACTCCCATTCCGTTGAATAATGGTTTTGTTATTTTACCTACGTTCTGGTCTTGTAATGGCATTATTTTGTTCCTACTCTTGGCATTGTATCAGGTGCTCCAAAATTGTAATTACTGTTTCTTATTGTTGGCACTCTATCAAATGCTTTATCATTTGGAAAGTATTTGTTTTCGTCTACTGGATTTGTTCTTCTACCTGATGTTTTAACCAATAGTTGTCCAATGATACTTTGAACTTCTAAATTTAAAGTAAATGTAGGACTTTGACTCCATTTTTCTTGTATACTAAAGTTAGTAACCATACCTTTAAATTGTACCTGTGGATTTGTTTCATTCGTAAGCATTACTATTGCTGTTGATGGGTCGTAAAATCTACGCCACATTGTTACATAACTTCCTTTGATATTGGCATTATGAACAAGTGCTAAATTAGTTGCTGGTATACCACTAATTGAAATTGTTAGTTGTGAATTATTTGCTCTTAGGTCTGTTGTTGTATTTGTTATGCCTAGTAAACTACCAAGTGCTGTATAACTGTCACCGTCTATTAATTCTGTAACATCATAATCACTAAAACGTGTGTATGAACCATTAATGTTTAATTCAACGAAAAAGTTTTCTTGGACACTTTTAAAAGTAGATAATGCTGGCATTATGACATATCCTCAGCGAACTCAAATGGTCCGTTATATGTTCCCAAATTGTAATCAAATGCTTTAATTTCTGGCAACTTGGTACATATTACTTTAAAAGAACAGTTTGGTCCAACATTAATACTGCCTGAATAACCTATTTCAAGAATAGGTCTGTGAACCGTAACTGAACTTGAACCGTGTGCTACATCGGCTGTTACTTGATAAACGTGCCCAGAACTACCAAGTTGGATTAAATCACCTGCTCTTAACTTATAGCCACTTGATGCATTACCACCACTTATTGTTACTGTATTACCCGATACTCCACTTGCTGTCCAACCTGATAGAGTTGAACTGTTACCCATATACTTTCCTAAAAATGCTGAATTGAGTGTAAACGTATCACTATTATGTTTGCCTTTTGCCATTACTGTTCCGTGACCTACTCGTAAGTCTGTAAACGGCATACCAGCGGCAAATGAAACTGTGAAAACCCAAGTAGAACCACCTCTACTTGTTGTTCTTACTGTTCCATCTCTTGAAACTGTTTGTGCTGTAACAAGTTGATTGTCCATTGATATTTGACTTGCATTGTCAATAATAAATTGAAACCCGGTACTCATAATATCTCCTTATCTATATGCTCTCGCCCCTTGCTGAACGACACCGTGTATAAATGTAGGGTCACTTGCTAAAAGGTTTCTAAAACTGTCTGTATCAACAGCGTTAATGTTATATGTTACGTTACTTCCCATACCACTGCCTGACATAGGTGTTATTGTTGCTGGACCACCGACTAACTCTGGTCCTCTTTCTCCTACAAGTCCAAACTGTCCGCCTGGTATATAACCACCTGTAGCAAACGCTCCGGCAAACTGATTGAATACTGCTTTTAAGTCACCGATTCCACCACCACCTTCAAGTATGTCAGCAAATAGTTTTCTTATTTGACTTCTTAATAATTGTTCAGTTAAATCAGCAATTAATTCTTTAAATGACATTTTACCTGTTTTAGCAAACTCAACAATAGCGTCTTCCATTCCACGAGTTGCTGTACCAAATAATTCTCTGGCTTGACTTGCCGAATCTCTGGCACTTTCGGCATATTCGTCAAATGCTTCTTTCCAACCGTCTGACCATGTTTTTGCTTTTTCTGGTTGCATTGTTTTTTGAAATTCATCATATGCTTTAGTTAAATTTTCTACTGCTAAAGCGTGTTGTTTTTCAGTTAGTAAGCCTTCTTTTAAGGCTCTATTCATTATTTGTAATTCTTTATTGTATTGTTTTTGTGCTGTTTGTAAAGGCAATAATCTTGCTTTTAAGTTTTGAAATGAGTTAACAAAGTCTGCCTGTGCTTGTTTGTTTGCTTCTACAATTCTTCCGTGACGTAATATAGCGTCATCATAATTCTTTAATGATTCAGCGGCCAAGTTTGTTTGTGTAGTTGTACCTTCAGGAACAATTGGATTTTCCTGTGGATTAAGAACACTCGGTGGAGCAAGTCCTTTCGGAACATTCTTTAATGCTTCTTGGAAAGCCTGTTGTTCGTCTGCTGACTTTTCTAATACTGCCGCCTGTTCTCTTAATTTGTCTGTAACTCCTTGAACTGCCTCTGACGCTTTGTTTGAACCTGTTTCCATTTTTTCAAACATAACAACACTACCATCTTCAATATCTTCAAGTCTGCCTTGTAGACTATTCAACTCTGATTGCATTATTTGTCTTCCTTGACCACCTAATACTCGTTTCCAAAGTGGTAAAGCGTCAAATTCTACCAATGACTTTTCTATGTCTGTTATTGCTGATTGAACTCTTTGTTTTTCACCTTCAATATCACCAAATGAAAACTCACCAGGTATTAGTGGACTTAATCCAACCATTACTGATTTAAGTGAGTTAGTTCCTACAGCAAAAGCATTAATTAAACTGTCAATAATACCGGCCATTGCCTCAACAAATGTTGCCATTGCCGCCAAGAAATCAGCCGCTATTCGTCTACTGAATACTTCCATACCTCCAGCGCCCTCTACCGCTTTAAGTATTTTTGCTCTTAAATCTGTTGTGAATACTTCTAATGCTGGTGCTAAACTACCAAAGAACTGTAGTCCGAATCCTTTACCAACGTCAATTAAATCAGCAAAAGCGTCCTTGGCTTTGGCTGCCGCTACAACAAGTTTTGTATCAATTACAATGCCGGCTTCTTCGGCTTTCTTTTGTATTTCAGCAATTTCTGCCGCTGACATTTTAGCAATGTTAACCATTGCAACACCTTCTGTGTCAAAAGCGGCGAATGCCAATCTTAATTTTTCTGTTGATGATTCGGTATTTGATAATACGTTAATATATTCTTGAAATACTACTGTACCGTCTTTTAAATTGCCGTTAGCGTCCCTCAACGCTATTCCCATTTCTTCTAATGGTTTGGCAAGTGTTCCTGCTCCGTTTTGTGCCTCACCTAATCTTCTTAAAAATCTCTGTAGACCAATTGTAAAGTTTTCAGTTGTTAATCCTGCTTGTCTGGCTACTTTCTGCCAACTTGATAAGAACCGTGATGATACACCTAATTTACTACTTGCTTTCTCAAGGTCGTCTAATGTGTTAATTGCCTTGGTACCAAAAGCAACAAATGCCGCTGAAGCAACTGCTGCCGAAGCCGCTAAACTTTTAAGTCCACCACTTGCTATTTTAAAAGCACCTTTGGAAAGACTTTTACCAAGTTTACCAAATGTGCTATCAGTTTTTTTAATTTCTTTTTGTAGACCTTTCAAGCCAGCGAGGGCTTTTTTAGTGCTAATGTCAACTTTATATTCTAAATCTGCCATATTATAATCCCTCTATTACTTTTTTAACTAACTTGTTCAAATACTTTGTAGTTGGTCCACTCATACCGTGCTTTGCTTGATTTGAATGACCTTTATCAAGTGCCTCAGCATACTTGTAGTTTGCCACAATGATATGTCCTCGTCTTTTAGTTTTTCTACGAGCATTACCTGTATCAATAGGAGTTATTGCTCTAAAATACTTATGAGCCGCTTTAGGCAACTCTTTTTGTAATTTACCAATAATTCTATCAATATCTGGTGTTATTTTATCTTTTGTGTTACTCATTGCTTTTTACTCTGTCAATCATTTTTAACAAACTCTTTTCAGTATGACCGTGGTTCTCTTTATACTTATCAGTTTCCTTATAGTGAGAAAATTTAGCACTTATATCAAGAATTTCTAAATCAAGCGTGTCGGCTCGTTTTAGAATTTCACTAGGCAACAAACTATACCGTTCTGCCATGTTGTCAAGTGTTAACATCATTTTTACAGTTGGACTATCCCAATCTGGGTCTCCTCTGCTTATAACTTTCCCAGGCGTTCTACAATGGCACCTACTGCCGCTAATAATACGTCTGTTGGAATTGTGTTATCATCAACAATAACAGGTTTACCTGTTTCGTCAAGAATTAAGTCTTTTACTAAATGAACTATGTCGCCAGGTTTTCCACCATCAGAATTAGTGTTTGCTAATTCCATAAAAGTATCAATTGGCTGTCTATCCCACGTGTGGAACTCAATTTCTTCTTGGTATTTCTTTACGAGTTCTTTGTTGGTTAGTTTGATTTTAATTAATTTTGGCTTTGCTGCCAGTTGTGTTATCTTCATATCTTTTCTCCTGTTTATCTGTTCTTTGTATTAACTCGTTTGCTAATACAATTAAAAATGAAAGCCTGCTATTGGCTTTCTTTATATCGGCTTCGGCACACTTTAATTCATTTCGTGCTTTTGCTACTTCTTTAATTACAGTTTGCTGTAATTCTTTATCTGTTAATGTATTTAATATCTGCATAACTTATATACTATGAATGTATAATACAGGGTGTTTCCACCCTGTATTAATGATTTAGCACACTATTAAGTAATAGTGTAATCTGAATCCATACTAATAGTAATCGGTGAAACCCATACTGGAGAATCAGCCGATACTGTTGGCGCTAGGCCTGTAATGTATCCTGTTCCAGATAGTGTTTTACTTGCTGTACCACCAGTTGAATCATCGCCCAAATAAAGTTCGAATTCAACCAAATTCTTTTGAGTTGACATTCCCATAATACCTGCCGCTGTAGCGGTAGTACCTGTTCCTGCCGTTCCAAAGAACGTAGTTGTATTCATAACCAAATTCATTGACAACGAGTTAGTACTCGTTGTGGCGATTGTTTTCTTAGCCGCTTCATCGAGTTGTGTCCATTGGAAGGTATCATTGGCGGCATTAACTGTGATGTCTTGTAAAGACGGTACTGTTAATACATTATTGCCTGAATCTGCCTGAATTTGCAACTTTAGAGTGGCTTCAACGTCTGTTACACCGGGTGCCGGGTAAATGTAGTTTGCCATGTTATTGACTCCTTTTCATAAGTTAAGTTTTTACTTTCGTGAATTCCATCACGAATTGAGTTACTAAAGTATCATCAACTATTGATGTAGAAGTGTCTACTTCTTTTGCTGTATAGCCAAGTATAGTAGCCGCCTGTCTAACACCTTTAACTGCTGTTACGAGTTCATCATAATTTGATGGAAGTGTTTTAGCGTCTGTTACCACATAACACTCGACAATAGTTGTTTCGGTAACTATTGCTTGAGCGTCAAGTGTATCAAATAAAGGTTCTTGCTCTACTGTTGGTTGATTGACATATAACGACTTTAAGTTTTGTAGATAAAGCGGTTCACCATTCTGATTGAATGGTAACTTATCACTAACACCGAAACCGGTAACTACGTTTGCTTTCAAGTATGTTATAATAATATCTCTCATTACCGAACTCTCCTTAGTCTAATTCTGCCTGGGTCCATTTCAGTTGATTCAACTGTCTTGTCTCCATCAAAATCGTACCAGTCACCTGCTGTGATTAACTCCATAAACAACTTGTCGTAGCGTTGTTCATAAAAACCAATCTTGGCACGCTCATCATTATCTTCGGCACTAAAGTCAGCAAAACGAGGCAAAATATATGTGAACAAACTGTGATATACACAAAGTTCAGTAAATTCTGCCTGTCTTGCTTTAATTTTAATACCGTCAGGACTTGGAATGTCGCCACGACTTCTTATAGTAGTAACGCCTTTATCCATATTCTGAAAATAACTTGCCCACCAATCAGTTGCTCTGATTTGAGTAAGAATTCTTGCCGTTGATTTAACGAGTAAATCTTCAACAACAGTTTGAGTTAAGCCTTCATTAGCGGCAAACAGTCTGCTATCCTGTTCGGTAACGTCTGTATAATCAGCAAAACTGATTACTTTTGTTGTCGTCTGAATGAAAGCCATATCATTGTTCCTTTATATTACGCTGAGTCTTTGATTAAAACGCCACGAGAAGCGTCAATAACGCCCATTCCGTAAGCCATAGATGCCACTGCATCTACACCAACCGCTGAGGCTCTACGTTCAATTTCGAGATTAACTCCGCCTTGAACACCCATTCTACAAGCATCAGGTCCCCATATAGCCGCTTTAACATCAGTAACACCTGTGTTAGTGTCGTTGAATTGGCTCATTACGAACATTCTCACGCCAGCAATCATTCCTATATAGCCGTCACGAAGTGCCGCTGTTTGGAAATCGCCACCAGCATATGCCGCATTGCCAACTGCTGTCATTAATTCAGCATAAGAAGCCGCATTAATTACGCCAGTTAATTGACCTTGCTCACCACCTGCTCTGATTGTTCCTACTGCTGAGAAAATTTCATTAAGGTTTAGAAGATTACCAGTAGTAATTTCCTGTGCTGTTAAGCCAGCAAGTGTGCCAGCCGCTGTTTTGTCCACTGCTTCAGCAATAGAGTTACCAAGCATACGTCCGATTTCTGAAGTGTCAACACCACCGAAATCTCTGATTACTGCTCTTGACGCCGCTAATTTCAAACTGATATTAGCCGCTGTTGCTGTTGGAGTTTGTGCTATGAAATCTTGTGGAGCCGCTCCAATTTGAGTATTACTCAAAGCGCCTTCACTTGTGATTTCTGTTGCTGTTATTTTGCTCATTAAAGCGGAATTTAAAACCGTAGAACCAGCAGGTACTTGTACCTGTGGAATTAGTTCGCCGCTAATGAACATTGAGTTTTCTTGGGCTGCAAAAACGGTAGCCGCTTTTGTAGGCACCATAAGGTTAGATAAACTAAAACCCGATAGATATTCATTTGCCATGATTATGACTCCTTTAAATTAAATTGTTAAGTTTCCCACTCTGTTGCATTTTTTTATAAATGACCCTGTGAGCAGGATTGTTTAAATCCAAGTCTGCTATATCAGTAATGGCTTTTGTATCACCACCAGTAATAGCACTTGAACTGTTTGTTGTTGTCGGAGTAGCACTTAAAAAATGTGGATTTGAATCTAAAAAGCCTCTAACTAATGAATCAACATCAATTGGAAGTCCTTTATCATCATATTTTACATTTCCTTGGTTGTCTACCACTTCAACGTCTCCATCATCATTCAATCTTACAGAACTTGATAACAAGTTTCTAACTTGTTCTGGATTAACACTTTTGTATTTTGCCGCGGCATTAACCAACGGTGTGTTAACCTTGTATTCTTTAATAATTGAATCCCTTTTGGAGATTTCATCATCTTTTTTGGCCGCTAACTCCTGTAAAGTTTTTTGGAACTCTCCACGTTTGATTGCTTGTTCCTGTGCTTTCGCCTCGGCTTCTGCTTTCATTTGTTTAAGTTCAGTTACATCGCCTAATTCAGCATACGGTTTTAAAAGTTTCTTTTCTAATGAGCCTCTCATTCTGCCCATCATATCGTCTACTTCTTTTTGTGTATACGTTTTAGTTATAGGAGTTTCGTCCGCCTGAGTTGTAGTTTGGTCTGAAGCCTCAGTTGCTTCAGTTGGAGCCAATATTTTTTCTTCGGTCATTGTTACCTCGCCTCTCTATTGAGTGTTGTTATCTAATGTGCCAGGCTTTGTGCCTTTGAACACGTCCTCGGGTTTTAATCCGAGTAATTCTACAATTTGCTCGTCAATGGCTTCGTGAACTCTTGGGTCTTTGGCTGTTTCAGCCGCTACCTTGAGTTGGTTGAATTCATTTGGAGTATCTTGTATGTTAAAAGAACCTGGGTATTCGACATCACCGTCCCACTCTCTGTCGTAATAGTGAGCGAAGTGTTGCCATAGTTGTTCTTCCGCCAGTTCTAAATTATCCGCTTTTTCTGCCAATTTAGCATTTAAAAGTTGGAATTCTGTTTGTAATGCTATGCCACTCATTGTTCTTGTTTGAGTTGCTCTAACACCGCCGACATTTGACATTGTATCAATGCTGTCAACGTAATTCTTTATTGTGTCAAGTATACTTCCTATACTTGCTCCACTTGTTTCAAGTAGATATGGTTTTAATGCCGGGTCCATGTCAGTCGGCATTTGTATAATACTTCCAGGTCCAGTTGATGTGCCAATTACTTCTGGCGTTTGAACTAAACTTGGGTGAGCGTCTAATCTGATTGCTTCCTCAATGTTTGAATTTAAATTATAAATTGATTTTTGAGCGTCAGCAATATCGGCAATATCACTATTACCTATACCTCTTACTATGCCTTTGTTATTGTAGGCACATACTGCCGGAATGTGTCCCATTCCATTTTCTTCCTCAGTTACTTCAACTACTTGCATACTGTCTATTTTGTCATCAGTTATTTTAACTGTTGTAGTTTTGATAGTGTCGTGAGTCCATTCTTTAACTGTTTTAACATCACCGTTGATGTCCTCAACATATTTGATATACTTTAATACATAAGCACCATTTTTTCTACGTTCCCATTGCCAGTCTAACATTGCTAATGGAGTTATAAGTGTAGCGTATGGTCTTGCTCCTTGATACATCTCGTCTGCTCTTGTTTCAGCACCTACTGTTGGCTTACATAATACAACCCAGCAACTGCCAAATACGGCTGACCATTGTGCCACGTCTTTCATAAAGTTGTTAAAACTTCTGCCGTCAAAATCAGCGTCCTCTAAAAACTCCTCAGTTTCTGGCAAGTTTGTTAAGTTGCCTAGGTCTCTGTATGGTTCTTCTCTGAATAAAAAACTGTTGTAAACGTCAACTACTGATTTACAATGATTGTCTAGGTGTGTTGTGTTTAATCTCGCTGTGTATTCGTCATTGGTTTCTAAAGCATATCTTGTAAGATAGCCTGCCGCTCGGTATCGTGAGCCACCAAGAAACGAGTTCAAGAAATATTGCCAGTCTGCTTTCAAGTCTTGATAAACAAGATTACCTGTTAATAAGCCTTCAACTGAACTTGTTATTGTATCACTCATAATTCATTCCTAAAATGTTTGATGACCCCAACGTTTTAACGGCTGTGGTTCAAAATGTTTTCTTATTGGATTTAAATAATCCGTAATATATCGAACACAATCACATAAATGTGAATGGTCAACAGCACCGTCTTTTTCTGGAATCATACTACCTTCTTTATACTGCCACCTGTCCATGCTTGTAATAGTTTGTCTACACTTTGGGTCAAAATACATTCTTCTAACTCCTCCGGCGTTTTTCAACATACTATTAGTAGCGTTGATTGTATCTCTTACTGGATTATGTCTATTCGGTGCTTTGACAATAAAACCAGCGTTCTGTAGTATACTTATGTCTGTTCTACCTCCAGCACTCGATTTTTGTGCTTTGGCACTCGGGTCTGGATAACAAACAATCTTATTTGTAGGGAACCTGTTTTTAATTTCTTTAACCATCTCGTCTGTATTACTTGATGTTAATACTATTTCATCAAATGCCCATAATGTACCGTCTGCTTGAACATCAAACATTACGGCCGTCATAAAGCCTACGTTGAAATCGTGTCCGATATGAATAGTTCTTGGTATATCATTTTCATACGGCTGAACACTATGGTCTAAATCAAAATTATAAAATATCTTTTGACCACTTTCAACAAAGTCTGCCAGCATTTCTTGAGCAAAGGTTCTGGTATCAAGAATATGTTTTGCTTCTTCTATTTCTTCTTCCGAAACAAAGCCACCTTCTAATGTAGTGGCGTGGAATGATTCCCAGTTTTCGTCAACAAGCGACTTGTCATACAAGTCTTTTAAAAAGTTGCCTAACCCTTTTGGAGTGCCGGCAAAGAGGGCGTGCCCTCTACTATCTGCCAATGCTGGTCTTAACACTTCAAAAAACACACTTCTGTTTATATCGGCTACTTCGTCCAGAACTAAAAAATCTATTTTTCTTCCTCGGAGTGAATCCCTATTATCACTTCCTTTTAGACTTATTTGACTTCCATTTTTTAAATACAATGTTAAATCACTTTCGTTCTTTTTAGCAACCCATCTTAAATCCAATAGTATATCACATAATTTATGCCAAACAATTTCCTTTGACATTCTATAACTCGGCGAAACATACCAAATATTACTATTTGGATTACTGGCAAATTTAATCATTTCACGGATTGCCAGTGTTGTTTTGCCTGCTCGTCTACCAAATACACAAGTTCTAAATCGTGCATCACTTTTAGCCACTTTAGCCTGAACGGCACTTAATGGCATTTAGTCCAAGTCCTCGTCTTTGAATGGTAGTGGGCGTTCTGGGTCAACTAAATGGTCGTCATCAACTTTTGGTTTACCGACAATTCTGTCCCATATAGCGGCAAAAGCAATAGGGTCACTTTTGTCCCTTGCTTTCATCAATACTTTCCAAGCGGCGTTATGTAGTTCCGCTGCCCATTCTTCTTGAAACTCTTCCGTTAGTTCTTTCATCACTTTTTTCATTGCCTTACGCTCTGCTCGTTTCTTTAAATGAACAGCACGTTCCTCGGGTGATAACTTGGCAAGAAAGTCCTTGTATGGTGTATCACCAGGTTTAAAGCGATTAACTGGTTTTTTAGGATTAAAGTTCACCTGCCTCCTCCAGTTCGTCAACGTGTTTGTTGGCTTCCAGTATTCTTCTAACAATCAAGGGGTCAATAGTGAGAACTCCGTCCCAATGTTCAGTCTTTTCTTCTTGTTTGTCTGAATTTTCCGTGTTTGTGTCGTTTTCTTGACTTTTTTCTGTCATAATAATGTCTTTTTCCATGAAATGTCCCTCGTAGTTATTTAGCAAAGGAAAAGGTTGACTTTTCAGAAAATGTGTGTTAAAATAACTGAAAAGATAAATAAACGTAGGGAAAAAATGAAAATGGCACAAAAAATCACAGGAGAAACAAAATATGAACGAAATAAACGAAGAAATATTTGAAATAGACGAATCGGCGCCCAACGAGGGAGCCTTGTATGATAACGGCTTTTTCAATCCAGTATTAACTGTTAAAGAAATAGTTATATTCCCCAAAAACAAACATCAACCCGAAATGGCGGCTTTTGAAGCCCATCATAAGGATATGATTGATTTTTGTAAACAAGCATTGTATCATTTAAAGCAATGGGAAAAACTATTTCATAAACACGAACAAATTTGGAGCGAAACTTCAATGAAAACTGTTAAGAAAAGCAAAAAGTATTCAAACACAACTAAAATAACACCACAACAAATCATTGATGATTATAGAAAAGCACTCAACGAGTGTTTAAATGGTTGGACACACAATCATAAAATGCCCAAAGGTTTAATTGACCGCTTTAATAAAGTGTTACTTGAAGGTATGGAACGAATGGGAGTTGAAGGTGAATTTCCAAATGTTCAAGTCAAATGGAAAAGAAAAGCACCAGTAGTCAATCAAAATAACATAATTCAAGGAGATAGTAATGAGTAAAAAGAAATCAACACCAGAAGAACAAGCAAGAATTGACGAAATACTTAAAGCAATTCGTGATAAAGAAGAAAACGAAGAATATGAAGGCTTACACCAGGTAAATAACCTTGAGCAAGGGCAAGAAATGTTAGATATAGAAAAACTGGCCAAAAAAGCAAAGAACGTTAAAGACGAAGAAAATGACGTTATGATGGTAATGCTAAACAACTACCCTATTGCAAGTATTATTGGTACTGCTATTATGTATGGCATTGATATTCACGAACAGTTTGGTGCTGTTGATGGCGAAAAACTAATTGCTAAAAACAAATTAGGTAGTTTAAAAGGTGTGTTAAGCAAATTAACCGAAAACACTTAATGAGTAAACTTGACAACAACTTACAATATACATATCACACACCGTTATATCACCATATTGAAGTTGTTGAACAAGAAAAAAAGCGTATACTGTTTACAGCAAGAAACATACTAGGTTGGCAAGAATTAGAAAAGGTATTGGCTGACTGGCGAAAGAGTCAGGAAACAAATGAAGTTGATATATGGATTGCTACCACAGAAAACAGAATTGATTTGACAAGCACCAAAATGTAATGTATAATAGTAACAACAGGAGAATAATATGAATGAAAAACCCGTAAAAGAATCGGCCAAATACGAAAATTGTCTTGATTTACTGTCAGACAAGCCGAGCGAACAAAAAGACACTTTCAAAGACCTATTTGAAATTGAAACCGATGATGATAATTGGGAAAAGCACTGGCGAGGTATGCCAGAGTTTGAACAAGATGATAACAGTCCATGGAAAACTCTAAAGGTTCATTTTAAAACTGAACAAGATTACCTAGCGTTCTGTGAAATAATTGGGCAAAGTTTGAGTAACAAAACAAAAAGCACCTGGCACCCTAAACAGGATATTACCAAAAATGCTTTGTTTAGATGGGTTGAAGAATGAAACATACCCAGCCTACCTATCCTGTTTACATAATCAGCAAAGGGCGACACGACACAATGCTAACTTCAAGAAGTTTAGCAAGAATGAAAATCAAACACTATATTAGTGTTGAGCCACAAGACCTGTTGAATTATCAACAGGCTCTCGTAACCTTCAACATCAAACCTTGGGTCACTCTATTAGAATTACCATTCAGCAATCACGGTGACGGTCCAGGGAGAGCAAGAAACTGGTGTTGGGACCATTCCATTAGTATGAATGCCAAACGCCACTGGGTGCTTGATGATAATATAACTGATTTCTACAGACTTCATCAAAATAAACGTATCAGAGTTGAAAGCGGTGTGATGTTTAAGGTAATGGAGGACTTTGTTGACCGTTATAAGAATATTCCTGTAGCCGGTCCACAGTACCGATTCTTTTGTGCCGCTGACCAAAGTTATCCACCTTATGTAAAGAATACAAGAATATACTCTACTCTATTAATTGACAATGAGTGTAAACACCGTTGGCGAGGCCGTTACAATGAAGATACTGACCTTTGTTTACGAGTTCTAAAAGACGGTGATTGTACCGTTCAGTTTAACGTGTTCTTACAAGGTAAAGCCGCTACTCAAACGGTGAAAGGCGGTAACACCGAAGAGTTCTACCATACAGAAAAAACAGAGAACTGGGACAAACAAGCGAAATACAACGTTGATGGCACCATTAACAAAAGTAAAATGCTTGAAGAAATGCATCCTGACGTTGCTCGAATGGTGTGGCGCTACGACCGATGGCACCACCACGTTGATTATAGTTCATTTAAGAAAAACAAACTTGAATACCGTGAAAGTATCAAATTAGGCATTAAAAAAGTGCCTGAGGGCGTGAATAACTACGGCCTTAGTCTAAAAGTCTACGAAAATATGAATGAAGTAGAAAAAGCACTCATATAACAGAAGAAACATAGCATTTTGTTCTCTTTTTGTTCTATTTTGTAGTATTTTCTTCTTTTTTGACAAAAAACACGAAAAAACACTTGACAAATAGAAAAATACCGTGTATAATACATAGTATAAACAATAAAAACGGAGATAAAAAATGGCAAACTTAAAGATTGAATTAGAAAGTAAACTATTTGAAGTAGTTAGCGACCATCAGGCTAAAGCACAAGCGGCCTTAACATCACTTAAACAAGTTAGCAAATTCCTTGAAGATAACGGCAAAGAAGGTTTTGACCTTGCTTATGTTGAGGAATTAATTGACACAATGGACGGTAGTAATTGGATTCACGAAGTTGAAGTAATTCAACATATTAATACTTGTGAGGTAGCGTAATGTATTACATTTGTGAATTTAATAAAGAGTGGGGAGATACACAAGTTGAAGGTCCTTTTAGCAACAAAGACAAAGCATACAAAGAATGTAAGTATATGAACTATTGTGAGGGTCACACAGACGACGATTGTTTTCTTACTTACTACGTTGTTGAGGAAAAGAAGGAGGTAGCGTAATGACTATTAAACAAGAACATTTTGACGATTACCTTGACAATCAACTATTGAGCGTTGTTTCAAGATTGAGCGACCGGAAAATTAACATTATGGCTGGCCGTCACACTACTCAAACACCACCTAGAATTCCTAGAGGAACAGTACATATGTTACTTGATTTTTCTGGTATATTTAAAATTGGCGAGGGCGGTTCTTCTAAAAACAGTATTAAAGTAAGTCAATCTATCAACAGACTTGTTGACCGTGGCTTGTTAGTTAAAAATGTTACAGGAAGAGGCAAGAGTACTGTTAACTTGCCAACTGACGGTATCAGTAAACCATATTTTGAGGGGGCATAATGACAACTAACCGTAAATTTGATTGTCTTACTATGCTTATGATAGAGGGCAAGATTACGGCCGAACTCATTGTTAAAACACCGTGGGGACTGACTAAAAGAGAACAGTTGACCGCGGCACAACACAATGTGCTTGTCCGTAGACCCAGAAACGCTAAAAACATTAGATATACTGTTACCGAGAAGTTTGATAACACCGTAACACCTATTTTTAGCAGTCCACAGGAGTTCTTTTAATGGAACTGGATAGTCACCATATATTTAACGGGCAATGCCTACCGCTCTATCGGAAATTCTCGGTGTCGGTAAGAAAAGACTTGACAACGTGCCCTACCTATGATATAATGGTACCATAAACAATAACAAAGGAGATATAATATGGATAATAAGTTAGAACTATATGTTGATGAAGCAAACAAAAAGATTGCCACTAGGCAAACGGCCTCAGGTAAAGTAACAGAGCAGGACCTTTCACACCTTACACAAGAACAATTCAAAGCCGTAGTAAAGGCAACCATAAAGTTCCTTGACAGTAAAGCCAAAAGGGACGAATGGTTTGACAAACCACTTGACGAACTACTTGATGATGATGAATGGTTAGCAAGTCAAGGAGCCACAAGGCACTAATGAATACATTAGCACAGGACATTCATACTGTATTGAGGGCGGGCCTCCTAGACCTGGCCATTAATGCCCTATATATTGGCCTATCATTGGGCCTCTTGATGTTCATGGTTTGTTCTATAATTAAATTAAAATAAATGGTTGACAAATGGCCCCTTTAATGCTATAATGATACCATAAACAATAAACAAAGGAGATAATAAAATGAAAAAACTAACAACAATAATTGCCGGCCTACTGTTCGTATCAACGTCAGCATTTGCCGGTCAAGTTGAAAGACCTAATGTATATGACCATTACAAGACCGTAGTGAATCAAGTACCTTATCAAGTTGAAGTATGTAGACAAGTTACCACACAATCAGGTGGTGCCAGTTCGGGTGATGTATTCGTGGGCGCTATTATCGGCGGTGTAATTGGTAATCAGATTGGTAAAGGTAAAGGAAATGATGCCGCTACAATCCTTGGTGCTATATTAGGTGCCGACCATGTAAACAAAAACAAGCCTGCTCATACAACTACCGGTACACAATGTGGTTATGAAACAAGGTATAAGGAAACTGTTAGTGAAGTATATTCACATTCTACAATTACCTTTATGATGGACGGTAAGAGTTATACTGTAGACTTCATAAAATAAATTAGCGGCCCTATTCCATTGGGCTATCTCGTAAGTTTCAATTCCTTACGCTAATAAAGAATTGGACTATAGCCTGGCAATCTGCTCCACAGTTGCCGGGCTTTTTTATGGTCTAAATTAATTCATATAGTTCAATTCATATATATGTTTCCATCGGACAGTTGGTTCATTCTTTTTTCTTGCTTTTTTTCTAAAAAAATGTCCCTCGGCCCTTTGTGTTTGATGGTAACATACAGGTATTTTACAGGTATTTTACTGGATTGTGGAGTTATGTAGAGGGACTCTGAATGGGATTATTAACGGTTGTTAATCTTGTTTATGAGTTCAAATGCTACTTTGACCTTTTCTTCTAATACTTGGATTCTCATATACATTTGTGCTAATACGATTACAAGGGTAATGAAACCAAGGAATACAGGCCATAATGAAAGTAATAGTTCAACTGTGTTCATACATATAGTTATTGTGGTTACTACCCAGTTTGTGGTCTATTTCCATGTGTTTACATTTCTTTTGTGCTAGGGCAATTATACTATTAATAACTCGGGCTTTTTCACGGACTCTTGTTTGTTCTACAACGTGTGTTTGTATGGGTTTCTCTTGTCTGAATTCTGTATCTTCTAATGTTCTTATGTCTCCGGCAAGAATATCAAAGCCAACAGTGGTTATATGAGTAGCACCTAAACTATTTGCCAACATTAATTGTATACTCCAGGTGTTTTCTACTACATTAAAGGGAATGTTATGTGTTTTGTAAGGGTCTACTCTGTGTATTGTAACTACTCTGTCTGTATAGTCTGGGTACGTTTTGTGTATGAATTGATAGTCTGTTACTCCACCGACTGCTATATAGTCTAATGGCTGCCAGGAAGGGTCACTTAATAACTCTCTACAGCCGATTTTATAGTCATAGGTGTTAAATTGACAGTAGTCCTGATATTCTATGGCACTTCTTCCAGGGCCTATACACAACACATTCATTTCTTTACGTGGCCTAACACCACTGAGAATATGATTAATAGCCACCATGCTGGGTGTGTGACGGCTCCTGTGAAGTAGTAATATGCTGTCATTAGGCCGAGTAATGGTAGTGCCCAATGTGATTGTAAGGGTTTATTGTATTTCATTATTGATTTCCTCTATTAGTTTGTTGACGTGTCTTTCTGGATTCTGAACATTGCTTTGTATTGCTTTATTTAACTTTCCTGTTTGATATAACATTTGAATGGCCGCTTGGCGTTGAATTATACAGGGTGTGGGTGTAGTGGTCTCAAACAAATATTCTATTGCTTGTTGTTGTTCATTTCTTTCACAACACCAAGTAGTGTAATCTTGTTTGTCTGTAATTTCATATATAACACTCCACAAGTTCATTGGCTTCATTATACCTTCATTTTGGCGTGTATGTTCCAGTGATTTGAAAGGTATGTGAAGTATTTTGCCTATACTCCAACTATACATCTCAAATGGAAGATTACTATAATATTCGCTCCAAGTTCTTGCTTTCATATATGTAATTATTCATTTGTATTTCCTGTCAAGCAAAAAGTGTTATTTCAGAAATATGAGTGAACGAAGTGAACGAATACAAGACCGATAGGTCTTGTTTGTATGCTTGTTAACATCAAACTTCGTTTGATGTATTCGTAGTTTACTTCGTAAACTACTCATATTCTCTTATATTATATGCTTTATGTAGATTGTTTCGTGCACACGGAACCATTCTCAGGCTCCGTATACTTCAAACTTTATGTGAGTTGCTACGTTTGACGGATATATAGGTGTTTTGACTGATTACCTGGGACTCTGACCTTTTCCCTACCTATTTTCGACATCTACAATGTTAACACTCGTTAATGTTATCTTCATTTGTAGCGTATAACCTCGTTCCTAATTGTTATACTGTTCGGTAATCTTTGTAAGCCTGTGTGTCTTGGAATAATGTTTGGGTAAGGATTTACAACCTGTTTCCGTGTTTTCTGGGACACTTATATAGTTTTTTATCGGTTTTTGTGTGAGCCTGTGAGTTTTATGCCTAATTCAAGTATATTTAGCATACAAGGACCGAAAAGAGTCAAAAACCGTTATTTTTGTAAACTTATAACACTTATAGCACTTATAACACTTATGGAGTTTATTTTTTTAAGCGAAAAACACTATATGTAGTGTATATTTGTGTTCATATATGTGATTTACTACTAGGCCTAGTAATTATGCTCTGGAAAGCGGAAATTTACGGAATTAGCGTAGTTTAGTGAAAAGAAATGGGTAAGTATGGAAACGGAATACTTGAAATGGCATTATCACAGTAAAAGAAACGTTGCTAAGAACGTAAAGATTTGCCATACTTACCCGAACAAAACTTTAAGAGTTGTGGAACTGATATTGTTTTGTTACTTTTATTTATCATTTAAAAACAGTTATTTTTAAAAACCGTAATAAAAAAGCCCTATGTTGGGACTAATCAACACAGGGCTTTAAACATTTGTAATTCGGGAGAACTATAATGTCTGTTTCTTTGCCATATCTCACTATATCAAAGAAGTGTAGGGAGAGTGTATAATAATTAAAACAATTTATCGGAGAATAAATGGTACTTTAGTAAGTTTCTCCCTACACTTTTATTTATACAATAAAAATACTTGTATATGTAAAACCGTTATGAGGCTACTGCTCTATCGGTACAACGTCTCCAGTTTGAGCCGTCATAAAACACATTTACAGCACCGCCTGTTTCATTGGTACAAAATGCTTGTGCTCCTGCTACTACTGTAGTTGGAAGACTTGCTACCACAAATGAAGGCAATACCGGAGGTATTTTGAACTCAAATATGTCTGTTGGATTTGCTGTGGCACTATCGGCACTATCTCTAACTTCAAAAATATCAGCGGTTGTTCCACCGTCAGTTCTTTCAAGTATCATAGACTTTTCATTGCCGTTAGTTCTAAAACTCCAAGCACCGTCATAGTTACCAGTGTCATCATCATCATCAGTTTTAAGTGTAAAACTTAATACCTTGTTTTCATTACTTCTAATAACATTGATACCAGTGTTATTAGCACTTGACAAGTCCATGCTAAAGTTTGTTTTTCCAGCATCGTCTTTGATAAAGAAACCGTCGCCTCGTAGGGTAGTTTCT